ACGAAGATAGAGCACAACGTCAGCCCCTCACATAGTTGGAGGGCAGGAGCAAAGCTGGGGAGTCCTGCCCTCCATCGCCCTGCGGTGATCCGTGCGATTCACCACCGCCGGACCCTATCAGTTGACGACGGCGCGGCCTCGGCTTCGGATGTCGCGGCTTCCAATCACGCTCGACCTCGATCTCAGCAGCGCGCACTTCCTCGTCTGGCCGACGCTCGACGCGCGCCAACGTCAGGCCCCACACCACGCGCCGCACCTTGAAGTGCCCGTTGCGCAATCTGCTGCCGATCGCCCAGGCTTGATAATTCACCGGCTTGATCATGGCGGCGGGTTTCTTTCCACGTGCCTTCGAAATTTCTGCTGCGCTTCCAAGCCAGTGCGGTAAACCGCATGCCGAAGATGATGCCCGATGGCGTGAGCCTCACGGCCGAACCCTGCGCGGCGCAAGCGATTGTAGATCAGCATCAAGTCTTCGAGCGCATGGAAAGCATGACGATGCGCTGCGTCGGCGTTGCTCCATCTCATTGCCACACTCCGAAGGTGCGATAGTGGCCGAGGCTTCCACGAATGCGCAAACGTTGCAAGCAGCAACTTTCACTCACGCACAGACGCGAACCGCTCATCGAAAAATGGCACGAAAGCGCAACGACAATTCGGGTGTGCCGGGATCAACCCGCGTGCCTCGTCAACATCGTATGGGCCGCCTTCGGAGATGTCTTCGCATTCTTCGCAAACGAGATCATCTCCCGCCGTTAGCACTTCCACAACTTCCAGCCCCTCGATCCTTTCCTCGGCCGCCTCGATCTCGGCCTGCACGTTCGGCCCGGGCGGCTCGTCTCTGTCTGCGTCTCGTACCCTGGCGATGCGTGACCCCGGCGGCAGCCACTCGGGCTCGATGCCGACACGCTTGAAGCCGAGACCCTTGAACGTGTCGAGCGTCGCATGGTTGAACGCAGCATTGACGCTCATCTCGACCAATGCCTCGCTGCGCACCTTGCCGACCGCGAGAACCTGCTGGTTGACGGCGGCGGCGATCTTGCGCGCCGGGTGTTTGCGCAACATCCCTTCCGCCACCGCCCGCACCGCGCGTTGACTGACGGCCTCGACCACACCTTGAAGCTCGACAGCGGCAAGTGGGCCGACAACCATCTGCGCATTCTCGTGCTTCGGTGGCCCCATCGCTGGCACCAGCCGCATTGCGCGCGATCGAGCACGCGCCGCCGCTTCGTTAAGATAATCCTGCGTCCAGCTACCGTCGCCGCTGCTGACGATGCGCAACATCGCCTGATCGATCCATGTTTGGAATTCGTGCACGGGATCGACGCTGCGCGTGATCGTTACTGGGCTCAACGCACCAAGCCCGAGCACATCGTCATCGATGATCGCGCGACTGATCATCTGCCGCAGCATCAACCAGCGGCGCGCCATGTCAACACGGAAGCGTGAGCGAATGTCCGTCGTGCCGGTCGGGTCGTAACGTCGCGCGGCATCGAGGACGTGTACGTGCATCGTTCACCCTCCCGACAACAACAAGATCACCCCGGCGACCAACGTCACGAAGATCAATACGCCGAGCACGATCATGATGATGGCGATGTGGTTCTGCATTGGCGCTCTTTCTATTGTCGAATCGAACGCCAACTATAAAGGCGCCACCGGCCCTCGCTTTGCGGGAGCAAGGGAAGAACGAAGGCCGGTGGCTATTATCGGCGCAGGGCCCAGCCCACGCCGATTCTCAAGTCCGCCGCATCATGTCTTGGTCTTGCTTGCGTACGTCGCTCGCTGCTTGCGTTTCCCACGCCGCAGTTTCTTGCGCGCATCCGCGGTGCGCGGTGGTCCGCCGCCGCCGTTGCGAGGTCGCGGCGGTCCGCCTGTATCGGGTCCGCCAGGAGGACCGGCCTGTTGCTGCATCGACGGCGGCGGTAGCTGTGGCACGCCTGCCTTCTTTTCGAGTTCGTGCTGCTCAGCTTGCGCACGCACTTCGGGATCAAGTTCGTTGAGAGCTTGCTCGCGCGCGGCTTCGGCTTCTTCGAGCGCTTGCTCAAAGCCGGGATAGAACCCATCCTCGATCAGTTGATTCTCGCGGCCCTCGCGCAGCGCATTCTCATCGATCAGTGCCGTGTCGACATCGATCTTGAACGCCTGCGCTTTCTTGTACGCCACGTCGGCCTTCTCGTTTTCGCTCATCGCCCACAACGGCCGCCACTCATACCAGACGTCGTCCGGCCGCGAGCCGAACGCGCTGCGCACAATGCACTCATCGAGGATGTGCATCGTCGGTGTCAACTCGGTGGTCTGATCGGCGCGCACCCGATCGTAATAGTTGCGGATGTCGCTCTCGCCGGTGGCGTTCATGCCCGCCGGGGATTGCCCGAGAAACCGCGTCACCGGAATGTCGCTCGCACCCGACGCGATCAACAAGTACATCTGCATGATGTCGGGCAACTCGGCGAAGGTGATCTGCTTGCGATCCCACTCGTCACGCATATCGAGCAGCGTGACGCCCCACATCGACTTCATCGTGTTCATCACTTGCATGCGCAGCGAGAGATTGTCGCGGTATTCCGCCGTGCTGACCATCTCGTCAAGCTGCTGCAATTTGATCACGTCAAGCTTAGCCTCGTTGATCAACTGCGCAACACCTTGGCTCACGGTGCCGACGTTCTTGATCGCCTCGTCGAGTACTTGAATGACCGAATCACCCCAACCAGAGACGATCGCCGAAGACAACTCAGGATCGGGCACTTCGCTGCCGAGAAAACGAACCACCCGCGACGGGTGGATGTTCATCACCGCTTGTTTCTGTGATGTCAGTTCGTAGCTCTTGGGCAAACCAAAGTACGGGCTCTCGACATCCGATTCCAATTCGTCTGCGGCGAGCACGTTGCACGAGACGTAATGCAGATAGCGCAGCCCGCCCTTGCCAACACTGTCGAGCACAAGCTCCTGATCCCACTGCGTGTCACCCGCACCGATCAACAGCGCACCGCCGCCGTACAGCCGCCCCAGGATCATCGCGCGCTTGAGCTTGCGCTGGATGTCCAGCCGTTTTTCTTCTTCTTCGAGCAGCGTGATGTCACCCTTGTCGGCTTGCCACGATCGCCACTCGCGCGTCGCATCATAGGCCGGGATGTTCACCGCCTTGCGTGCGACCCAATCGCCGCGATAGGCGGCGTCAAGCTGGTCGCGCGTCAATGGGTTGAGGACATAACGGCTGCTGACGCCCTTGTCGCGACCGAGTATCCCCATGCCGGTGAGCAGGTTGGCAAGCGAATCACCGAGCCAGCGGGCGGTTGTCGGTCGGGGCTGCTCGTTCATCCGCTCACCCACCGCATCGATGCATATGAACGATCACGTTGCGTCTGAGCGAACTGCCAGACCGCAAGCGCGAGGGCGCACACACAGTCATCATGAAACCCCTCTGGCGCCGAGTACGAGACGCCGTGTTTGCGGTACTCATACTGGAACTCGCCAAGCTCTAACACGATCGGACCGTCCGGGTAAGTCACCTGCTTGGTCTGAATCGCCAGCGCCAATCCTTCCATCAACTTCTGTTTGCTCGACTGCGAGAACATGAAGCCCTCGTACTTGCTGAACTTTGTCCGTTGTAGCCGTTCGAGGATCGGATCGCCGAAACCGGTTGAGTCCACCAGCGCAGGCGTCGTGCCTGTGGATTTTGAGATGCGATCGATCGTCACTTCCCACGGCACATGCTGGAAACGATGAAAGCCGCAGACGCGGCCCTTGCTATCCAATGCCACGCCCACCGTCCAATCGATGCTCTTGGCGAGGTCCCAACCCCACACCGCAGGACGATCACGCGACATCGGTCCCACGCAAGCCCTGATGGTCTCGATACTACCGAACGGGTTGCCCTCGTCTTCGCTAGCCTCGGCTAGATACAATTCGCGGAACACGTGATCAGGCAGCGTGCGTTGCGCATCCATGATCTCGTCACCATGCAGCACGCCAGCGTTCACCGCATCAGCAGCCACGATCTTGTGGTAGCCCATCAAGGGATCACCCTCCTGGGCCCTGCGCGCCATCTGATAGAACCAGTTACGTCTGCCTTTCACGTTGCCAATAATGCGCATGGGACCGCGCGTGTACGTCAACGTCGAGCGCACAGCGTGAAACGAATCCTCCTTAGTGCGACTGGCCTCGTCGATCACGGCAGCAAAGACGTCATCGCCATAGAGTGTGTCGGGATGGTCCGCGCTCTTGAACCAAATCATCGTGCCGTTGCTGAGCGAGATCGTCTTGTGCGAGATGCCAGCAATGAAATACTCGCGCGGCATCATCTGCATGGCGCGACGAAATGCGATGTCCGCCTGCACGGCCACCGGCGCCACCCACCAGAAGCTCTGGCCTTCCTCACCCTTGAGCGCTTGTTCGATCAGCCAGATCAAACAGCCGAGCGTCTTGCCTGACTTGGTGCTGGCCTCGATCAGCGCATAACGGCGTTCGTCGAACACCGCGGCAAATTGTTTGGGATACATCCACGGCCGTTCGTACTCGATCGCGTTGTCATCCGTCGAGGTCATCGGTCGTGGCCTCGGCTGGCATGACGCGGCCGTTGTGGTTGTCCACGATGGTCAACGTGAAACGTTTCTTGCCACCGTTCTGAGATGGCGGCGGTGGGCTCACCACGATGGCACGGAAGGTCGGTGACTGATACGGCGCGAGCTTGTGCGCGACGTCGACGGCATGCAGCGCCCACTTCTCGAACTTGGCCTCATTGCCAGTTGGGTTTTGATCCTTGCCGTTCTTGTCGGGACGCGGCTGGTAGTGCGCGGCTCGACCGACGAACAACTCCATGAACTCATCGAGCCGTTCCTTGGCGAGCTTCTTACCGTGTGCCGCATACTCACGCAGCACCTGCGCGGCCATCTTGGCATCGCGTTCGATGCGGCGGATCGATTCCTCGCGCCGCAGTGCGTGTGCCGTCTTGGTGATCTCTTGTTGGACGATCTCGCGTTCCAAGACGTGAAGGTTCTTGACGCCCTTCGCCCTGCCGCCACGTCGCTCGCCGGGTGCGGAACCCTTGCCCGCCATTGCTATTTCACCACGCCCTTGCAACGACATCGCGGATAGCACGGATCGAGCTTGGCGGGAAGGTACGTTCCACGAACGGCCTGTTAGGTACAGATTACTGCCGGATCGGGGTCGGAACCTGTACCTTGGGGGTGCCTCGACACTGTCACGACGTTGTCGAGACGTTGTCGAGACGTTGTCGGCATTTCATGGTTCGCAAATTATTTTCTTCAATGATTACGTTCTAAAGTATCAGCTAAGCCATTGATGTGTGGTTGGAAAGCGAAAGGCGCTCTTGACGTGTGTGTTATAATAGGCCCGTCAGCCGGTGAAGACGGCTGGCAGGCTCTATGACAAGTGTGAACCGAGAAAGGACTTAACGATGGCGACGACATCCGTCGAAGTCAAGCAGGCGAGGCTTGCCAAGAATGGCGAGGACCTTGATCGTTGGATCAGCAGACTACTCCGCGCCGCAGGCGTGATCGAGAAGTTACGCGCACAACGCAAGCGGCTGTTGAAGCCGAAGCTGCCGAGCCCGGAAGAAG